TGCCAGGAAGCATCTTCTCCCATGCTGCCATGCTGGCCTTACGCTGCTTTCCTTTGCCCCAGTCTGACTTCTGAATAAGACTCGCTAATAAGAAGTCGCCACCCTGCGAACCAATCTTAATACCCGCTTTCTGCACGACTTTTCCGGCTTCCCGTATTTCCTTCTGAAGAGTAAATCCAAACTCTTCACCTGGGGTTAGTATGTCTATACCCTTTGGTAGAGCTCCTTCTCCGCCAACTACTCCGCCAAGACGTCGTCCACCAAATCCAACCATTGGAGTGACGAGTCCGGTCGTTCCTACCGGCTGGGGCTTATATTGAAGAGTAACGTTCGTACCCTGTACCTGCATACCGACAACTTCGACTTTACCGGCCTCAGCGGTGACTCTATTTCTCAGCATGTCTGCAGGACTATTAAGGACTTCCTTCGAAGGAGCGCTAATACCGAACATAACGCTACCCTTAGTACCATCTATAGATACGGGAGTATCAAACGCTAAGAAACCTGATCTAGTATGGGGCTTCATTCCTGAAGGGACTTCACCTCTGAGTGCCGCTTCTATGGGCCCCTGCAACTCCTTTGGAATTTGTAGTCTTGGGTCCGACAGGCCCATACCCGGGCCGGTGCCGGTGCCAAACGGAGCGCCACCAAGGCTTAGTTGGGCAGTAAGGTAGTCGTACCTCTTTCCATGTAGAGCTAGCTTGCCGACTCTTTGACTAACTATTGCTGCAGAATCTCCTAGTGCAGTTGTTGTTGCTATTGAACCGCCTGCACCTACGTCTCCAAGTATGAGTCCATAGTTAGCTGCAAATCTTCCAGATAAGGCTCTTTCTCCTCCATATATGTCTCCGGCCATTCTTGTAATGTATGAAGATTCTTTCCCATACATCGCTCCAGTAGCCTTGGGCAAGTTGAAGCCAAGTCCCTTAATGGTATTCCCCAACCGCCCACTTCTGCCGATTTGCAGGGCAGCCAGCTTCGCCATCTGATGAGAACCCTTTCCATAGGTATGTCCACCACCAAACATAACGTCAGCAACAGACATAGTACTAGCCATGCCATACTTAAGAAGTTTGTCTGTTTTAATAGAGCCGCTAAGGCTGAGCTTTCTCTCGACTCCGCCGATATTTACTGTCTGCCCTTCTATTGATCTATGAAGGTTAGCTATCTGTTGATCGACCTCGCCTTTTAGCTTTAGTAGGTCCTTTCCACCAGACCTAGAGTACTGAGCTAAAGCTACATCGATATCAGCTATTCTTTTGCCAACGCTGACTCCGCTATTGCCCAAGAGCATTTCATTTAGATTGACCCACTGTGACCTATGGAAAGCCATCATAAAGTCTGCACCAAGAGAAGTTGTTGCGGAACTTCTGCCGGCCTCAAGAAGAGACTTGTTTAAGGCCTTGATCCCGCTAAAGCTAGTGCCGTATTTTTCTATAGCACCGGGTAAGTCGGCAGCATACCTCTCTAAGAGCGGTACTGCTTGCCCGCTGCTATTGGCAAAATATCCAGGACCGCCATAGATACTACCGCCGAGGCTATATAGATTCTTGGAAATCTGACTAGGCAGAGGTGCCATAGCTCTCATTGGGTCCCATGCGTGGAGCTTGCCTGGCTGTTGGTACCAAGTCCCACCACCTACCTCACTGAAGAGACCGCCCTCTTTGACTCTAAGATAGTCGAGCATTGTGCCCAGACTGCCAGTCTTAGAGCCTTGTGTATATTCCTTCTGTGCGAGTGCAGCTAAATTGATAGGCATTATCTATAAACCTCCGCAATTGCCATATTCTGTCTCAGATTGCTATTGTTCTTAAAGTTATAGTTAATCTGTGCATTATTATACCCTGTATCCATAGAGGGGCTAATCCTAACATTCTGCATACCGGCCCTAGTTGCTTGATCGTACATGTCATGGGACGTAGCTGCCGTGGCTAACCATGCTTGAGCCTCTGCTGCATATGAGCCCATAAAATTTCTAGCTACGCTTTGTAGTCCAACATTAGGCACCTGAGCCTTAGCTTGTCTCATCATCATATTAGAAATATGTTGGCGGTGAAGGTCCGCAGCGACTCCATTGCCAGGAGTGTCTACTGTTCTAGCCATGATCTGCCACTTAGGGACAGAGGGGTCCCATCCAGCCCAATCAGATGATGGCTGCACATTATTTCTGAAGTAATTGTTCGCAATCTGCTCAGGATCTCTATGAACAGTTCCAGGATCCCAAGTAGATTTATATATGTCTTTCATATAGCCAGGAACCATATTCATCACAGTGGCCTGACCTTCTGGTCCCTTCATCTGCGAGAATGCTCTTATATAGTTTTTTTCGTTCCTAGGAACAGCCCCAAGAGCTGTCTTAGCCAAATTCGGATCGTTGTAATCAAGGCCAACCATTGTCTTGGTTGACTGTAATCTGCGGAACTTATTAGCTATATCTGTTTGGCCCATGCTTACTGCCGTCTGTGCAGCTCTGCCGTATCTCTGATACTCAAGCATGTCCATGTACTGTAGGTACTCTTCTTCTTTACGTCTATATCCAGGTACGTATCCGCCCTGAGGAGTACCAGACGCCACCCTAGCACCAGAACTCATAAGGCCTGCTCCTGCGCCTACTATACCTCTCCCTACCATGCTTAAGGGGTTGGTTGCGGTAAGGGCAAAGAGGGCACCCTGAACACCTGCTGAGGCAGGATTAGAATTAGCCATTCTATTAATGCGTGGCTCTATAAAACCTTTATAGGGATTGTGCCAATCTGAAAAGCTAGCATTAAGGACTTGGCGCTCGTAATAGTCACGCTCTGCTGTCCTAATGCCCCACGCCTTATGAAAAAGACTAGGACCGAATGGAACCAACTCTGCTGAATCTGGCAAATGATCTAGAGTAGCTCTTTCCCATATGCCACCCACTACACGTTCCAGTGAGTTGTACCTATTAGCTCTCTCTAGTACGTCTGGCTCAGGCTCTGACCCGCCTCTAATGGCTGCATTGATAGCTGATAGATCTTGCCTGTGTTTCGTCTCTCCCTCGTTAGTAAACTTACGCTGAGCGAAGTCGGCAGCATACCCAAGAGACATTTCATCTCTCCGCCTTGTTCCTTCAGCAAATTTTTCTTGCCAATGCTTATCCAGCGCTCCGCCTGCAGCCCATCCCTCTACTATTGTTTTATAATGCTGATACGACTGACTGTGCGGCGCAACATCGGACAATATCAGGAACATATCCATAGCGTCATATACGCCAGGTGTGCCACTATGCAATCTGTGCATGGCTTCATAAGCAGCACCAGGTAAACGATACTCGCCGCCTTTTATCTTAGAGTACGGATCACCAGTTGTAAAATCTATGTGATAGTCTCTATCTCCCTCGGACATAGATCTACGACCAGGGAGGAAGCCTGGCATCTGATTCGGTATGTCATTCACTATCTGGCTAGCGCCAAGCTCGTTTGGAACTACTATGAATCTACGTAAAAGTTCGGTCATCCCGAACAGGCCGCCCATATCCTTGTCCCAATATTGACGATTAGGACTGGTTATGTTGCCTGCATCACCGTAGATAGGCCCAGTCTGCATACGACCGAAAGCCATCTCACCTAAGAACTTATAGATACCAGCAAACTCGTTTACATTACTAAAACCTCTTTTAAAAGCTATGTCTAGATCGCCAGGATTATGAGCATCTACTCTTTTTCGTGCCCCTCCGCTATACCCAAGAAGCTGTAGCTCTGATGCGGAAAGGTCCCCTGGTAGACGAGACCTACCAGGTGGGAGATCTTCTCCTACATGCATCTGCTCCCCAGAAGAGGTAAATGGATACGGTCTACTGCGATAGTGCTTCTTGGCATAATAATCCTCATCATCGCCAAGCCCAAATAGGTTATGAGGGGTTGGAAGACTCGAAGCGTGCTTCCAGTATTCTGACTCACTGCCGTACAGCGTAGATGTATATTGCCAGTTGCTTTTTGCTTTGGCTACCCAGTGCTTTTCGTACCTATCGGTTCCTTCGCCTTGGAATCCTTGACGATTCATCATCCACCAGCGACTAGATTTAATCCTTACATCCTTCTCACCAGAATACATAGCAGCAAGATCAGATGCAGAGGTAGTTAGCTTAGCACCAAAGTTGTCTATGCCGAATAAATCAGAAGGACCACCAAGAAGCATAGAACCAACAAATCCAGCCGCTAGGCCTTTTGGTCCCATGAACCTTTGTGCAGCATACATTGGTCCAGCTATTCTGGCGGCACCAGTGATGGGACTTGTTGTTATTCCAGGTAACAGATCCTCTGCGTATTTTGCTCCAGAAGTGACGCCTGTTACATCTTTAATCCCGGCCATGCCTAATGTGGTAGCTTGGTATCCTCCAAGCAACGCCCCACTGCCCAGATGTCCCGTAAGATAGTCGGTATACTTAAGACCTTCAAGTCCCCAACTTACGGCCTTACCGATACCAGCAATCTTAAGGGCGTTGGTAATTAATCCCATGTTCCCAGCACCGGGTCTGAACCCTACGCCGAGAGTTACTCCAAACAGGTCATTGAGACGACCAGTCATGTGATGGCCGATTAGAGAAAGATTAGTCTTCCATCCACTTTCTATGGCATATATACCAGCAGAGGCATCTTCCTTGGCCAGCTCTAGTAGAGTATTCGGTCCCTTGCTGCCTACCGTTCCATACTTGTGTCTTCCATAGCTAACAGAACTCGTATTGAACGGGGCACCAGCTCCGGTATACGTTCTGCCACCCTGCTCGAATCTACCGTGTCTACTGAATCCAAATAGAGCCTTGGTCCTTTCTAACCAACTAAGCTCTTGGAAAGATCTGTCTGCCATAGGGCTGGCGACATCGTCTAGATGATATCTGCTTCCAGAAGCCATCTGCCTTTCTAAACGCCCACCGAAACCTAGACTGGAAGCCTTAACCGTTTCATATGGATCCCAAGCTATATTGCCTTGTCTTAGTTGTTGTGCATTTCTAGAAGCTTGGACTATACGACTAAACCCAGAAGCCTGAGTACGATACTTCGTACCTATCCCGAGCAGATTCTGCACTGAATCCCAGAAGGTAGGCGTAGTAGATAGTTGTTGCGCCGGATGCTCGCCTAGCCTCGATAGGTTGGCTACAGCCATTCTGTCAATGTTGAGCGCATTAAAACCTGATCCTACTAACTGATGTCCACCCAAGGTAGATACGTTATGTATCTCTCCGCCAACGAAGAGATTTAGACCAAGCTTAGGTGACTTCATCCCCGCCTTAAGGGGGGCATTGTTCCCAAGTACTCCAAAGGTTCTTCTTTCAGCCATCCCAAGAAGTCGTGCGAATGGAGTAAATAGATCTAGAGGCCTAAAGCCCACACCCGGTATCGTAAAACCAAGACTATTGTTAAGTGCGTCTCCTATGCTCGAACGAGATATCCACCTTGTATCTCTAAGAGAGTCCGATCCAAAAGACTTCATTCCTCCCTTAAAATTTAGATGCTTATCTACAACAAGCTTATCGAACCATTTGCCGGTAGGATCCAACTTGTTGCGCATACCTTTTATGTTGCTATATGCAGTCTCAGATATTACATTGAACTGAGTGCGCTGATTGGCGGTCGTGCCTAATATGTCAGCGACCGTGACTCCTGTAAGTGCGTCCCCTCTTCCTGCTAAGCCAGCGCCACCAAACTTCTCTTCTAGCGTTCTTCTTATCGCTGAGTTGACACTATTTTTAGCTGTACGAGTTGCAGCATATCCATGAAGATCGTTGTACACCATAGGGCCAAGTTCGTGCTCTATGACGTCGGCTAAGGCTACACTTCTGTTTACGTTTCGACCATAGCCAAAGCCATGACCAAACTTTTTCACAAGCTGATCTTCTATGGTTTGATCAAACTTGCGCTTCATACGGCCAAAGGTGGCTCCACCGACCTTGCCGACACGGTGTAAAGCTTCTACCCAAACGTTCTTAGGAGTCGATTTTCCTAATGCATAGACAGCAAACCCCGTTGCAGCTACCTTCGCAACGGTAGTAAAAATCGAGATATCGGCTTTATCTTCGATACCTCGACTTAGGATTGATTGATCTTCTCTATCCGGTATATCTCTAGCGTTGAGATCACGGCTCTGAACCATTCGCCGGATAGGATCGTCTTCTCTATTATTAGCCATTTAAGTGTCTATTAAGCTTTTCCATTTCGGAATTTATATTATTTGGCGTGACAACTGTTGAGTCATCAGATGGAACATAGGTTGGCCTAGAGTTTTCTTGAGGAGTCACTCCAGGTGGCATAGTGGTCGTATAGCCTTTAGCTACCGGAGGAGCAAACTTCGCCTGCTTTTCCTGGAATGATTCTCTAATCTTTTCAGATTTATCCTTTTTAGTAGATTCCTTCTTTGGGTTAAAGAACTCTTCATAGTTTATAGGTATGCCGAGTATCTGCTCGGCCAATGAAACTAATTTTATCTGATCTTCGAACGACATCTCATCCACATCAGATGGGGCATACTTAGGGAACGCCTTACATATAAACATGGTTATGGCAGACTCTAGTGTCATTGCCTCCTGACGATATATGCCGACCGCATCATTTAGAGATTCAATCTTTGCAAATCCAGATATAGTCTCTATGCCCAAATGTATAAAGTTGTATACGCCTGCTAAGCTGTCCTTAAATGATTCGTTAGGATCGTCTGGCCATAGGCAGCATCTATCTACAATTTCGTCATGTGTAGCAAGAGGATCTATTAAAGAGTCTGCCTGATAGAAATTAAATTCACGCCTAGTCAGCGGACGTATGACCACATAACTAGGCGCGTTTTTATCGTTATTCTCTAATGGACCGAGATCTAACAGGTATATATACTTATACTTCCTTCTAAGCTTTGGAATCTCCGCACGAAGGGAATAAGGTAATGATAGATGGTCCATATGACATTACAGCTTTATCGGTACAGGCTCTTGACCGAACCCGCTAGTAGCCATGATATTCTGATTCAGAGTCTCTACATATCCAGCAGGCAATTGCTTGATTGTCATCTCATTTACTGCCGGAAACAATAGGCACTTCAGGACAAGTGCATCTTCGTTTCTTAGCTGGATAGCAACTCTACCTGCCATTTCATTCGGTGCATCTTCCATTAGTCTGCTAGCAACGTCTGCTTGATCTGTAAGAAGCTTTCTGTACTCCATACGCGATATAGTTCTATAGATAAAGAAATCTTCACCTATCTGTATGCAGTATGGCTGAACACCATTGCGCTTTGCATCGTTTACCGCCTCGGAAGCCTCAGTAGGCATCAGGCCGTTTGCTAGATCCTTTAGTTTCTCTTGTTGCTTCTGTCCCTCTTCGTAAAGAGCCTTAAAGTCAACTTCATCCTCAGGTGCCTCAGTGGCTTCTGGTTGTTTTTCTAATACTTGGTCGGTCATCTTGTCCATCCTTCTGGTTCTTCTATTCCTTGTGCTTTTCTCATCTCGCTAAAATTCTTAGCTTGTGTAACAGATGCCTGATAGGCACTGTTGATCTTCACCAATAGCTGTCTTCCAATAAACGAGTACGTCTCAAAAATTGGCATACCAGATGACGACAGGTCACCACCAGCTACTGCTGAAGCACTTATTACCTGACTTTCGCCAGTTATGTGACAGTCAGCAATTATTCTATAGTTCTTGGCTGCTTCGCCTCCATAGGCAATCTCAATATCAAAGCCAGGTTGCTTTACCTGGGATATAGATAGCGGAGACGACCTTCCAGGTGCTCCGCCTATTTCTCCTCCTAAAAGGTTAGCATATTGCTTTGCATTTTTAAACGACCCTGCCTTTTTGAGGGCCAAAAGTCTAGACACCTTATCGCTAGCTGAGCCAGCCTGCGTTAGATATGCTACAAGTCCACCTGTTTCTTCTAAGGCCTGCATAATGCTTGGGTCTCTTTCTAGTTTTTGATCTATTGCAAACTTTAAGTAGTTTGGCATCCTATAGTTTAAAACTAGATTTCCTACCACCAAAGACTGCCCGTGAGCTACATCTTTGAAAAAGCTTGATGTATAATCATATAGCGGCTGTTTAGGCGCTTGCACAGAATAGTCTACTCTATACGCGTCATCAATCCACTCTCCAGCAATATATATTTTTACGTCTGCTGGACTAGGATAGTTAAAAATGCTATTTGTTTCAGCCATTCTGTACCTTTTCGTTTAAGTTCTAACTGGCAAGACACTCCTGCCTCCTGAAGCGCTGCTGTGTATCAACAGACCAATCAAAATCAATTATATTCCCCGTGCTGGTTTATGAACCCATGGTAGGTACCAGGATGTGGCCAGAGCCCCCGGCTGCCGACCCCGCGCCGCAGTCGGCTCAAGAAGAACCCTGCCTCCCTCAAACCAAGAGAGATATATATTTGTACCAATCGCTCCTGTGTGCCATCATCAAACTTTTTTATGAAATCAACCTTGCTCGACCCAAGGGCAGCTAGCTCGCTTGGAGTTAGTTTGGCAAGTGGGCCAAAAGTCGCCATAGGTAGTTTGGCAGCAACGCTTTTGCTTAGACTATCGGTTGCTCCCTTAGGCCTAAGAGATCTTATAGTTGAATCTACGTCGTCTACAAATGGTATAAACTTTGTGGCCACATAATTGTATGTAGCTTCTGTATACATGTCGTCCACTGAGAATGTAGTTCCAAAGTTTGTTAGCTTAACATCAATCAGCATACCTGAAGCAACTGATCCATATTCATTTGAGCCCTGTATCAGTATGGTAAATGGCGGTATTTCGTCTATAAACTCTGGTGATCTCCACTTATCGTCTCTTAGTCCTATCTGAGGTAATTTCATCATTGCCGAGAAGACGTCTCTGTTGAGCAGAGCGAAGACTAGAGTACCAGCTATGGTTCTGGCTCCGCTAAGGTATTCAACAGGCTCACGCTCACCCAGGCGCCTTACAGGGCCTACAGATGCTGCTGATGAAACGGTAAGTGTCTGAAGCTCACCAAATGGTAATATCGGACTTCTGCCAGCCTTCTCCACCTCACCTAGGAGCGCTCTATATTGAACCCTATTTAATATACCTGACTTAAATGCGACATCAATATCAGCCTTGACTGTGGGAATAAAGTCGCCAAGGAAAAAGCACTGGATGTCAGTACCAGAAAAGGAGTTGAAGTTTAGCTCCATCCAGTCATCTAGTTGCTTCATGTGGTCTGGTACTGGACCTTTTCTAGGGAGTTTATATTTGCCGTGAGGATGGGATGGATTATTCTGCATAGTAAAAATGGGACCGGGTATTACCCCGGCCCCTAAATCATTTAATTATTAAACACCAGCAGTAGCTCCGGGGAATCCGGGGCGTGGGCTTGGCACAGTCACTTCTCCAAACCTGATATCTACACGTTCAGTCACTTGCCATGGTGTCATGGCGGTAGCAATAAACGTACAGCTCTCGTCTATGGTAATGTCGTCGATAGACAAACCAGAACCAGAGTTCATGATCTCAACATTCTGAATCGTCATACTGGCTGAATGACCATATTCATTAGCAGCTGATATCACGATATCAAAAGGTGGGATCTGATCATGGTACATCGGGGATGCTAAAACCTTTTGGGAAGTAATCGCATTACCTCCTTGCATGTTTGGCCCCGCATTTCCCACGCGCTTCGCGCCAACGGTCCCGGTGACCGAGTCTTTAGTGAACTCCGTTTGAGTTCTGCCCCCACTTCCCCGGGCTGAGACGACTTCGCCTTCATTCTTCTGGTATTTATAAATCTCATACTGATTCGCCAGATATTTTGTTTTCTGACCCAGAGTAGCAAGAAGAGCCGATCTGTCGAAAACTAAGAAAACAAGCGATCCAGCAATGCCTCTCTTACCTCTTGAGAACGAGCGGGGATCCGCCGAACCCATGGTATAGAGAGGTGCCTTCTCTCTTGTCACTGTAAAACTAATGCCCTGTAGCTCACCTACCAGAGTACCACCGAAGGTAACCAGCATGTCAACACCAGAGAAAGAGTTATACGTTTGAGAATATTCAGATGCCATTTTTTTTAGCTCCTTATTCTAAGACTACTCTTTAGCCAGAGTAACTACGCACTTAACAGCTTGTAGCTCAAATACAGGCACTATAGTGAGGTCTACTGTCGCCTCACCTAGGACCTGTTGGTCTGGCGTAGAGATGACTGCGAAGTCAAAACTTTGTAGAGCACCAGCTAACTGCATTCTACGCAGCCCACCTTCAATGTTCTGTTGCATTGCATTCCTGCGTGCGACATTATTAGCCTCACCAATGAATGGTTCTGCAGCAATTCTAACCACATCAGCAGCAGCATGTGTAATGCGAACCGTTGTGAGGTTTGTGAAGTCAGACCTTGTAAAATCGTCAACTCTGTAAGCTCCAGTTATGCCCTTCACCACAACCAGTCCTCTGGATCTCCGCATTAACGTTGCGACACGATAATTCGCAAGACCCTCAGCCTGCGACAGCGAAAGAAGCCGTGACTGAATAAGACCTGGTACAGTTTTATTCGTTGTAGAACTGTGGGGCTGCAAGTTGGCAATTAAGCCAGCATAATTTACTGCACCATCAGTGTTGAACGAAATATTGGTACCTGAGCCTGTAAACTCAAGTGCCAACTTTCTTACATTGCCATTGCTGGTTTTTACGGGAGCGCCAAAGACACTCACATAAGCACCGACATCGACTCTGTTACCTAAATCGTCGGTTACTCCAAGTCCAGCACTTGACTGGGCCTGGAAACCGTTGTTGCCAGCTACTAGATACTGCGTATCCCACGTCGCCTCAGATCCCTTTAGGTAATTACCCCAGCCCACAGCCTGTATCCCTGCTGAAGCGCCTGTTACATAATTAACCCAATTGGTAACCTGAGTAAGACTTGGAGTACCGAATAGAATGCCGTTATCTCCTGTTACCCCGTTGACACCAGCAGCCCACGGCACAGCACCACCAGTCCGAATGACTGTCGGTATCATAAGAGGAGGCTTAAGACCTATAACACCAATCGTGGTGTCAAAATCTTTTGTTTTCTCATAGCAGAACTGAGCTAATTGACGTACGAACGTGTCGCTACGGACATTGCCAGTGAAATGTCCACTAGCATCTGCCCACGTATCTGCGAGAATATCCTCAGCATAAGCACCAACCGGTACTACGATATCCGTAGGATGCCCACCAAGGGCAGCATACGCGCCGCTAAGAGCGGCAAACCTACTTTCCGTTGAATAACCGGTGTAATTGAGTCCACCGGCAACTTCTATCTTCATGACCTCAACGGCAGGTGCGCCACCGACTAATGCGTTTTGCAACGCAATTGACAGTTCGCTCTCCGTTTTTGAGGAAGCATTAGTAACCCCTGTAGGGTTCCTTAATGCGTCCATGGCCAGTGGAACGCTCGTGATAGTCACGGGCTCATTCAACGGAATAGTGGTATTCGTAGCATGGGTAGTACCTAGCAGGATAACTCTTGTGCCTGCGAGTGGTCTTTCCACACGCAAGCCACCATCATTGATGGTTACATTTGTTCCTGGTAAAGCCATAGTTATCTCCTAAGAACTAAAACCTGTATATTCCTGTATGTCCAACTGGCCCCAGAGATAAGATCCATCACCGGTAAAGTGATATCCAGTGAAGTTGTCAAGCTGAAATTGGTTTGCCGATCCTCCACTACTGCCTGTGGTAGTCGAAATCCCAATTGGCTCTCCGGTTAATAGTGCTTCACCTCTATGGGCCACCCTCACGTTAAACGTGAAGTTCCTAAAATTCCTGGTCCTTTCAACTCTTAACTTCTCGGTTTTAAAGTAGTAACGGATAGTACGGTTATCAATATCATCTCGCCATCTTTCGACCGTCTGGTCTCTAAGACGCTGCCAATATAGTATTTCCTGTACGCCGTTTATCTTTAGAACCTTTGTATAAAGGTCCATAAAATCTTCAAACCAAAAAATAAGAGTGTTAGCCTCCGCATGGAAGTTAGACCAACAATCAAATTGTACAATATTATCGAATGACTGTCCATAAACGCTTATGGTATGTGTCGTTGTTTCTGATCTTTGTTGTACCTCAGAGAGCGATTCCCACTGTCCCGTAACTATATGTTGCCCTGTGGGGTAGATAGTTTGAAGCTGTCTAATCTCACGCTCATGCTCGCTCATCTGTAAGTATGTATGTTTAGGGTCTAAAAATTCTTCCCTTAACTGAGGCTTAAGTTGCTTCTGAGGATCAAAAGGCGACTTACCTATTGATGCTGGCTCAACTCTATGAACAAACCATGTAATAGATGGAATAAAATCATACACTACTTCTGAGGCATCGTGCTCGCCTGCTGTAGACGGACCTACGGTAAGATTTCTTCCTGACCCCTCAAAGAACTGTATAAGCAGTCTATCTTTGTCTATCCATTCTAGATCTTCCCAGATTCTGGGAGCCCGGTTACCTTGTTCTAGGTATATAACTCCAGTAAAGCTATCTTCTTTATCTTCTCGGGCTATGGGTCCATGATGAATACGTCTTTGGCCAGCCTGTAACCCCTCAACGAACGCTACAGTATAAACCTCGTCAGTCGTTGTATTTCTAAGCTTATCTCCTATGCGGGGCTTCACGAACATAAATGGGAAGTTTAATGCCCATCCTGTATCCTTATGAATCTCAAAGTACATTTGATGCTTCTCTATTAGAAGATCTAACATGTCAACTAAGTCTAGAAGATCGGCTGTACGAGAAGACCTGAGACGTCGCTGGAATCGAGAGACTCTTCTACGAGAGTCAAACCATTCTATGTAAGTCTGGTCAAAGCGCTCTAGGACACGTCTTCTATCTGGACGATACTGATTAGCCATTTACGTTAAACTCCGGCCACACGACCCGCTGACTAGTTATTGAGTAGTACTCTACTCTCCCACCTTGATCTCTATTGTCTTGAATATCAATAACATTATATACCTGTACGATCTTTATTGGTATATTCGGTTCTCTAGTCTTTGAATCTAATGCTATTTCTAGTATGAAATCCTGCTGTGTAGGTTTTACGGTATATGAAGTATACATGAGAACATCAAAAGCATTGACATTGCCAATCGGAGATGAGCGCTCCGAACCTATTGCCTGATTAATCTGTAAGGTCTTTGATTTTCGTATCTTTATTAGACGATCGACATAGGCTCTACCCGTACCGAGACAGTCATCACAGGCTCTCCCAGGCTCGCCTAAAGCAGAATCCATACACGAGCACTTAGCGCCAGGTACAGCCTGTCTAATGGCAACCCAATGACCTCTCTTGTCGAGAAAGTCTGCCATCTCGGTTCTTAAGTTAATTTCATGCATAGGTAATACTTATAAAATGGGTCGAGCAAACCAACATGATCTGCCCGACCCAAACTTGCCAAGGAAGACCAGCCCAAGACATCCCCCATAAAGGGGAATTTCTAAGCCTCCTTCTTGGAGGCAGTAATTAATTTATTGTGTTTTAATATCTTATTTCCAACGTGTTGACGTAACGCTGAACTTGCTGGAAGCACGTTCTCTGAGGTGTCTGGGCTACTAAATAGTTTCTTTAAAAACGGCAATAGAGCCTCAGTAAAACCTCGGATAACAGAACCTAGCCATGTCACGATGATGTATTTCCAAATTCTGACGAAAGTTCTCGCGCAACAGCCTCAATATACTTATTTGCTACAGAGCCATTATCTATCCACCTCTTAAGTACCTTAGCGCCGCCTCTAGTAGCTGCGCCTACCGCTACAGGTCCTACTGTGCTAAATAGAATCTTCCACTCATCTTTTGATATCTTACCGTCACTAAGTGCGGTCTTAATCTGTGGATTGTCTTGGAAGAACGCTGCTACACCACTCTTTAGTGACGCAATAGCATCGGCCTTATCAATGTTATTCTTATAAATGAACCTACCAACAATACCGGCTATAGTAACGACTATAAACTCTAGGTTATCGAGCAGTAGTTCTAAAATTTGCTGCATCTCACTACTCCTAATTAATCTCTACGATCGATCGATTCGATCGACTAATCTCTCAAACGCACTTGTTTGAGCTGCTATGTTCTTTGACAATTCCGTCATGGCTTCAGTCAAGGAACTCTTAACATACCATATTTTGCTACCGTCTGTGTCGGTCACATTGTGCCACACATGTAAGTCTCTAATCTGTGATCTAACCTGTTCAAAGGAGTCGACCTGATCAACTAATTTATCCACTTTACCTTCAAGCGTTGCGGCCTCTTTACGAGACTTAAGAAATGTGAACACTTCTCTAAGAATAAATATAGCAAATACACCACCCACCCCTATCTGTGTCAGTCCCTCTTCCATATTTAGCTCCAAAGGTCGCCCTGACCTGGTAAGGTTTCGGCTCTGTTCCTTCTAGTATTCGATACAGGTAGGAATGAGTCGCTCTTTGTCCCGTCCCGCTGGTAGTTCTTGCCGGGATGCTTCCATAGTCGTTGCCTAATGTTCAAGGGGTCGAGATTGCTTGCCCATCCCTTAATGAACACACGAGCCTGCGATGCTCCATAGCATATAGCTCTTTTTGCTCTATCAAAATCGCTTATAACAGAGTTAAGTTTTGCTATCTGGGCATTGCCGGCATTTGAATGATATCTAATTTGCATATCTCCAAGTGACTTACTAGTACCGGCAAGTAGTCCTTTTTGTAACGTTGCGTCATATATGATGTCTCTAACTGTACCAGACTTAACGTATCTACGTATGTAGCCGCCTCCACCTGAGACTCCTCCATCAAGAGAACCGCCCATGCGTCCAGCACATCTCCAAGCGTCTATCGAATGTCTCCATATCAACTGATGAACGTAATCATAAGCAAGAGTATCGAATACAGAAAAGACCTCGTTACGTATGCTTCTAGGGGTCACGTACGAAGGATAGCTATCGCTCGTAAACGTAACTTCCTTTTCTATTTCAAATGTGCTGGCACCTGTAGCTGCAAAGTCTTCGGGTATGACGACTTCATATGCAGTGTTCTTAGCCCTCTCGTTAGAAGTGGTGAACGTAACGACCTTTCCGGTAGCAGATACCGACCAGGATGGTTCATTAAAGAAAGTAGATGATTCTCCAGCCCATTTAGAAGTATCCCATTCAAAAGCGTTACCAACGAACGAGTTGCCAGTCTTTGCGAAGAAACCCACTTCATCTAAGAACTCCCTCTGATATAGCTGTATCAGGCCAAGATTGGCCGCAGTATCAGTTACATCTTGATTAAATGTAAGAGTAATCGTTGACCCTGTAAACCCCCAACTATTGTCGCTTGGTGAACTGCTTAAAAGCTGGAAAGGCGCAGCCGACGTAACTTGAAGGGTAGAGGGCAACTTTAGGTCACCCTCATATCCTTCCTCTGTATCTGTCTTCTGGCCAGCGGTGACCTCTATATCGTCTCCGGCTGTAAAGGTTACATTAGTTGTTCCTGTAAGGGTGTTGCCTGTAAGTGTCTGTATGTATCCACCAGGCAAATCTAAATCAGACCCAACTATCTTAAGTTTGTATGAGCTATTCTTCGATAGAAGTGTTGTTGGAGTAACGTAAACAACAGACCCGCCAGTATAACTGACAGTTACTGGATGTACCCGATTAGTCAGATTGTGCTGGAGGACAAAGGTTGAAGCGTTTACCGTAGATCCACTAAGGTTATTAGTATTACTGAACGTAACCTTCATAACCTTGTTTATCGGTACATTATTCGACCCGCCCGTAGGGCTCGTTGAGTTTACGTTAATTGACATTAATCACTATATCCAGCGTAGTTTCTAGGCCTCGTAACTGTCTTGAAGCTACTGACAGCATGCTTCTTAGGGTCAAAGAGCTCATCGGCAATGCCGCATGGTCTGGCTCGTCTCAGTCTTATTCCCTCTTCAAGGAAGTCAACTACTTGTCTACGGTTAGAGCCATTAGTTTCTGTGTGCATCATCTTTTCAAGTATCTGCATCGGATTCCACATGCTTATCTTCGTAACGCTAATGACTAATCCGATGATCGATTCTTTTATCTTATTGACATTACTATGACTAAGATTGTCAAGATACCATTCCATTACCTTGGGGTCTCTGGGTGTGGTATCTTTAGATCTTGCGGATTCCACTATAGAGCCTCGCACCAATGTGCCTCTCTTTAGTTCTGCTGTAAGGTACTTACGAGCGCCAGGATCTGGCGGTGCCGTATCGGTAGGGTTTTTTGCATCTACCCTAAAATGATGAACCGCAACAACAGGAACTGTGGAATCAGGATTCAAGCTCAGCTCGTCGCCAGCCATGACCGCAGCACTATCTGGATCCATTACCGTATCTGCGACAATATTCACTGGCTCTTGAGTGACCTTTGAGGTCATTGCATCAACTACTATCTCATTGGCAGTCGATGTTGTTTTCTGTGTCTTAGACTTGGAAGTCTTAGATTTCTTTTTGGTCTTCTTCTTGGGTGTGGTCATGTCTATTGGTCTCCAAAGGAAAGATGGAGACCCCCACCATTGGGGGCGGGGGCCTCCTGTTACTTAGTCAGTCTAGAATGCTAGGCTGCCCTGATCTAGGCTAGGTAGACCACTAGAAGCGGCGTCCCATACCAACTGATCATCAAAGCTATAACCCTTAGCTCTCCAGTTGACACTCTTGGCATGGCGAATAGCCTGGCCATTATTTGCAAGAACGAAAGCATAACGCTCACGGAACTTAACCTTCATGATGTCCCTTGCAGGATCATCGAAGGATTCCGTATTTACGGTCTCGTCCGTTAGGAGCCAACCGAGTTCGCTAGCCTTGCACATTGTCACTGTAGTAGTGTTCGCACTCGTATCAACAGTCTGGAACGGCGTAACAACAATACGCAACGGCACAGGGAATATACCTGGCTGTGTATACGTAGTTGCAACCTGTCCCGGATCTGTTACGAAGGTGTTGTTCTGAAGCGACTGACCGCCACCAGCGAATGATGGAGCATTGCCCACCGCACCCTGATAGTTTTGCCAGTAAGCGCCTTGACCAGCACCCTGCATAAATAGAGCCCTCATGACGGGTTCACGACAGAACATGAACCATGCCAAAGGATGAACTATCAAAGTATCGGGCACAAAGCCTGACTGAGTCAGATCGGCATACATCAACAGCAAGTCATCAAGTGTCATGGTGTTGTTTAGTGCGCCAGCACTGTCTCGTCCAGAAGTCTTCTTGCCAGATGTCTGGTCAAAGAAAGTGACACCATTATCAAGAATGATATCCGCAGCCTTCTGTTCCTTGTGTCTGATAAGAGCTTTGCCCGCTGCACTTAGATGCATTGACATAATGTCAAACATCGAGTAGCGGATCATCTCGTCGGTGAGCTTAACCGCGATACCGGACTTACCGACCTTCGCAGTCACCTCTCCGGCGAACTCTAAGCTCTGCTCTGGATACTCTTGACCTTCACCAATATCAGCAGCAATCATTACATTTCCAACAGCTGGGAAGGTAACGACAGTGCCAGCGTTCGAAACGTTGACATTCTGCATTAGGGGGGTCAGAACGATATTAGGCTCTATGGCCTCACGAACAGTCTCTTCGATTACTCGAGGAATAATCATAGGCTGATCAGTGCTAAAAACACCATCAACCATTCTACCATTCTTCTCCCATTTCGACTTGCGCTCAGAATCCTTTGCGGCTAAGTCGTCATAGGTAATACGATCGGACATGCCAGGAACGTGTCCATTAGCATCCCAGATCCTCTTCGTCTTGGCTACCTTATCTTGATGTGCAAGATAGGAGCGTTCTGCTGGTGTAGCAGCAGCATCTAATTGGGTAATACCCTTTTTTTCTAGAGCATCGGCAACAGCCTTTTCGGCATGTTCAGGAAATTCCTTACGGATATCACTGTGCATATTGAGAATTACAGTTTCCTGTTCTTCATCAAAGACATTGCCGACTAGGCTCGGATCAAATTCACTCATTACAATCCTCCTTTAGTAGGTGCCAACGGCAATTTCTAGAGCCCAGAAAACACCGGTAGTGTCTGCTCTCGAAGAGAGTAGCCAACCCGGAACACCGAGAGTTCCAGAACCCTGCAGGCCTAAGCCTGGCACAGTCTGAACTCGACCGCCAACCCTGTATTCAAGGTTTACATCACTTGTCTTGCCTGTTGATACATGTGCACTCAGAAGGTCGTGCGTTGATGCACTAGGACCAAAATCAGCAACAAGAACCTTGCGCAGGCAACGTCCAACAATATGCTCTTGAAGCTTGCCAAGCTCAAGCGCTGCAGTACCACCGGTTGCTGTAGCTGGGAGAGATGCGACTGCATCTTTCCAACCTACTAGACGACCGACTCTACGGTCGCCAACTCCAGTGCCATTCCATGCGAGAACGCCATCTGCTTCTGCATTGTCATAACCATCGACCATAACAAGGTCGCCAGGCTCAATAGCCTTTTCCTGTGCGGTAATACAAGGAACCTGAACAATTTGATTGCTCATAAGGAAGCCTATATTTGGCTGCCTATCATAGTTAGTGTACTGTGTTCCCATCCATCCAGCATAGATGTCATGGAACGCAATACCAAGAGGACGAACACCTTTGTCGTCGCCCAGCTTATGAGTTGACTCGCCCTCAGCGCCGTCTACGATGGCGGCATTGGTATCGATATTCGTTACCTTATTGCCAACACCGAATGTTGCGCCAACTGTCGTGTCGTTTGTCGTATAATTCACGGAGTATCCAGTCGAGCACGCCGGTGCTAAACTGTATGCTGTGATGCTTCCGAGAGCGCCAGTATTCGTTGCTGAGCCAGTGGCATCAGCACCTAAAATACCTACCCAAGTACCAGCGGGGATTACAATTGGATCCTCGTGAGCTGGTTCGATCTCAGTGATCGGTAGGAAAGTAGAGGCAACCAGTCCCTTGACTGTTGGTCTCTGTCCTTCCATAAGTTCTTGATACTGGGGGTGACGTCTCGCGTAAGCCCGTGGAATTCTATAGTTTGCCATTTTTCAGTTCTCCTATAGTTGATCCAGAACTTCAGCCTTCGTCTTGGGTGCTTTATCGCTTCCCATTGAGTCAGGCGTTCTTTCGCTTTCGTCCCTGTTTTCAACAGGGTTCTCTACCTTTTTGTCAAGTAGTAGAGAGCTTCGAGCCGAAGACTTGTTACGTGCTAACATATCCAGCTCGGGAACCAGGTCCGCGTTTGCATCGGTCAAAGAGTCTAATGTCCTCTTGCAAAGATCTTCAACGTAACCGCTAAATTTCTTTCTTGAGTCGATGCCAACGGTGCCAGGCTTTCCGAGGTTAATTCTGGAAATAGCTAGCTGTGTCGCAGCAGAACGAACCATTGAGGCCTTAAGTTCAGCATTCTCTTCTGTCAGCTTTTCGCAAAGTTTTACCTTTGTGTCTAGTGTCGATTGGAGCTTACCATGCTTTTCCTCTAGGTCCTTCTTAGCCTGCGTCACCGTAGCAAGAGCATCGTTAAGTGCCGAAGTCTCCACCATTACTGTCTCGCTCTTCTCTTCAGAAGTGTCTATAACTTCCTCAGTCTCGACCTCTTCAGTAATTGCAGTCTCTTCACTCATAACTTTCTCCTTAGTGATCAGACCATCCTCTGTGGAACTGCACCCCAGCTTTTCACTTTTGCGTTCTACACAAGCTCTGACCCGAGATTTAGCCTCGGAACTTAGCTTTGCTCGACCCAAAAGGCGCCTGGCAGCAGTTACATGAGCGTAGTCAGGTACAGGAAAACTCCTGCCCGGACCACAAAACGTAGACGACTTAAGCTTCTTACGCTGTGCAGTAGACAATTTTGCCTCTGTCATAGCGTATTCGGCTGCAAAGTCTCTTATGTCATCTGACATAAACTCACAGTCACAATCTTCACGGTCATCGAGAAGATTATTATCCATAATAGTTTTTGCAATGTGCATAAGAGCGAATTGGTCATAGTCTACATGCTCATCCATGGAAACGGGATCCTCAGTTCCCTTAGTGGTTTGCACCCCACTAGAGTCCTGACCCCCAGTATCGTCGGACTGACTAGCGTCTTGCCGAGATTCTGATATCCTTTGATCGGCCTTGGATGTGGTCTTAATGTTTTCCTTAACATTACTTTTAGTATTATATGCGGGACTAATCGCGTACATCCTTTTCTTTAGAAGCTTTACGGCCTCATCTGGGATTACGTCATGTCCGCCATCGGGTATCAACAAAGATACACTGTTATCGCCATCGCTAAGAGATAGCGAATCATATGCACCCTGTGTCTGCATTGTAATTAACGGCCTGTCTGCGCTTCCATTGCCTTGCTTAGCCTCGGTAAGTGCACAGTAAGACACGTTTAAATTTCTTGCATTAGGCTGTGCTGGAAGGTTCACATAGCTACATTCGTCATATGTCAAATTCCCTGACACCATGTAACATAGGTAGGTTGTGTCGTTAGCTTCATAAGACTTGCCGGGCACATGTTCGCACTCGTCATCGTCGTCTTGAGAATCATTTAGCCAATCGTTACCACAAATAGAACATCTAGCTGAATCTGTACGTTGACCTGTGCTTACGGTATCGTAGCGTCTATCTAGCACTTTTGCAGCGGCATCTGGATCAGTGATCATTGCTTTCAGCATTATATAGCCAGAGCCTAGGTCGTCATGACTAGTAGCAGGTCTCTTCCAGTCGTTGACGAAGTCTGTATCATCTGATAGTTGCGTATATGTTGCTCCGACAACTCTACCAATAGGGTCACAGGCTTCACTGCCGCCACCGAACGGGCCTCCATCTTGTGCTCTGTGATGAACTAGAATTGGCTTATCGTAGGCAGCGCTACCTCCGTGCTCTGGTGAACACCAAGTGTCAACGCTTCTCTTCATGTTCGTGCCAGGATATACTCGCCTATTGAGAAGGTATCCACTATGTGTGGCGCGGATATCGGCTACGACACCCATACCGGGAGTTGCCCCGATAGCGCTATCTTCTAATAGATTAAGGGCATCACTGAATATACGAGGCTTTTCGTTGAACGTAACAAAGTCTCTCAGGTATAGCATATTACTCATGTTCTACTTCCTTTGTGCACTTAATCTCAGAATCCTCCACCAAATTTAAATAGAGGTCCTTGAAGGACGCTTCTCTAAGATCAACCTTAACTGTAGTGTCATCTGCGTTAGAAGAAATCCTGAGCACGTTATAGCCAGCCTTTAATGCCGACTGTGCATAACCAAATCTGAAAGCCACCTTTAGATGTCTATCGCACATAAACTTAATCTCTGTTTCCAGAGAATCAAACAGGCCAGTGATGCTGGCGCTGTCATAAGTGAGTTCATTGAGTAATATTGTAGCCTTACGGTTTATTTTTGTGAAATCATTTTTTAATGTTTTAATTAAGAAAATATCATAAGACTTACTTGGGAGGAACGAATCGCTTGATTTGCAATCTGTTTTGGCCTTTGAAACGCCTTTGTCGATTTCAAGATGAACGTGAGGCTTAGCATAATCCATAGCCTCATCTATAAAGGAATTAAGAGAAGCACTAAAATTATCGAACCCTTTACCTCTTACAATGTGCTGACGACATTCTCTCCATATTCCAGCTATGCCCGCAATATAGGTATCGTTTTTAGATATCTTAGGCTTCGTCTGCATGACTCCTTGCTGGTTCTCTGGCTGTGACTTGTTCGTTACGGTAGACTCGGTTGCCTGATCGTCCTCGTTTTTGCTATTGAGTAAGCCCATGGTCTTAGTAAACAGTTCAAAGCTGGTATCTTTTACCTCTTCGTCGCTGAGCTCGTCCTTCTGTAGGTACTCGTTTCTGAGTTCTTTTAGAGTTATCGCATTCCCCTGGAACAGTAGAAGTCCTTGAGTCTCATGAGCTCTCATCTCTTCTCTGTCTGCTGACGGGAACACTAAACGGACTCGAGTCTCTTCGGTCAGATCAAAGCCACCCTCTAAGACCAAGATATCTAATATCTTCGCCGTTATCTGGTCGGACAAGACGCACTGATAATCTTTCACGGCATCAACTAGGTTCTTGCTCATCGTTGTGGCCGTACCTCTATTAGAAGTGTCTCCACGTCCTAGGTCAACACCCGACAGTCTCAGACCGCCGAGTACTCTAGCCTCAAAATGTTTAATGTATGGGTCTATATTTAAAACTAGTCCCTCTGAACCTATAAGTTTGATCTCGTGTCTCTCAGAGGTGACTATTCCACCCTCTGTAGGCATCTCCTCAACCTGAGACTTGACTATATCAACCTCGTCAATCAAAGTTCCGTCAGGTAGCTCGACCATGTCAGCTGGCCTCTTTTCATTGCCAACCTTATAGTGGAACAATGGAAAAAGATGCTTATGAGTAACTAACTCTGCCAACTCCTCTAAGCGCCTTAGTGATCTAATATCATCCAGCACTGGGATACAGTATGGTGTGCCAAAAACAAAGCCAGTCTTTTTATCTATAGCTGCATGACATATATCTACGGCATTGTGAACCTTCGTCCTGCCTCCGTTGTCTATACTTTGCTTCCATCTTACTGGGCGACCTGACTTGTTCTGCTCGACATATACAGACGTAGGATCCATAGGGAATATTCCAGCAATTGGGTCCAGCCTTCTTCCGTGTAGTCGAATAGGTCTGCCTGTAGATTTGTCTATCTCTCTCTTAAGCACAAGAAAAAGATTATGATAACTAACCAGATTAGTAACAGACTCTCTGATCCATTCCTCTGTAGTTATTCCGCTAATTAGCTCAAACTCTCTCATGCGATTTCTAATGTACTCTACTGTTTCGGGGTCTTTTCCGTGAAAAGTGTATCCTTCTTTAAGAATAAACTCCCTATGCTTCTGTATAGATCTTGCCAAATACGCCTCAGTATCTATAGCTCTTGCCACTTCAAGCAGGTCATGCATTGGTGGTCTAAAGTTATTAGAATTACGACCTATGTTTGACGAACCAACCTCATAGGATAAAACACTCGACCTTGGACGTCGCTTAACTTTGATTATTCTATCTGGTGTTCGGTTCTCAGGCTCTCCAATGTCAGCTCTAAGGTCTTCGGTTTTTTCCTGTACCTTAGAAATTCTCTGGATACCCACTGAACCCAGTAGTGTATCAACCCAACTCATTTACGCCTCCTTCGGCTCTGCTAATAGCGTTTAACGTTGATCTTCTGATACCTCCCAAAAGATCAAAACAACTGTTCAGTCCACCTTCAGCTGATGGATTACCATCGCCAATGGTTAGTTCCCCCTTATCGTAAGAGGGTATAATTCTTCCGTCAGATAGTTCGATTCTACCTGCATTAGGAAAGTGTGTCTCTTTTAGACTATAGTCTATGTCTAAGTAATCGTCTAAATCTTTAACTGCAGGAGAGTCGACTATAGACTCGAATGTGATAAAGTTTTCCTGCTCTTTTGGTGATAGCCCCTCAAACTCTTGTTGCGAACAAAAGTTAAGACTGTTCTCTATGGCGCCCACTACTTGATCCAACAGTAATAGTATAGTCCTCATACGCTTCTTTATGTATATATTATTAAGAGCGCCTGTTGAGCTTTTTGCTTCATCTGAGCCATTCGTGTCTAGACCAAAGAAGCCGTCTATTTCATCCATAATCATCTCCACATACTTCACGACTATATCGTTAAGCAATTGGAGCACATCATCAATGGCGTCAAGTAGTGCTAATATTAGATCTAGGATTAAAGGACACTCTATGATGATATCCATATCTAAACCTAGAGACTCAAAGAAGTCTAAAACTAACTGAACTATCTTGTCGTATAAGATCTGAATCAAGGCCCAGATCATCTCTAAGATTGCGTCCCTCAGCCATGACAAAAGAAAGTCCAACATATTTGTCATTGCTAAGTCTAAGTTGACTATGTTTATGTTTACGTAGGCGTTAAGAAGTGTTCTGATTGCCGACAGTATCTTGGTGTCTACGTTCCCGAGAAAAGCGACTAAACAACATATGACATCCCGTGCAAGCTTCGTGTCTAAGATCTGTGCCAAAGCGTCTAAGCCCCTCTCCATGAAGGTTACTTCTTCCTCTCGTGCACATACATAGTTAAACGGAACCTCAGTTATGGCTATGTCTATAGCGTTAGCCGCCAGATTGGTAGCTATGTCTGCAACAATATTAGATCCTGCAGGCGGGGGTTGACCAGGATCTCTAACAAAAGAGCCGTTCGGATCTATCTGTGCACTGTCTGATACGTACAAGTGCTTAAAGCCAAGCCTAATGCCAGCTTTAAATCTCATCTTTCTAGCCATAAAATATGACAACCAAAACTCATAGCCTCTCTCGTTCGTCTTGGATATATACTTTATGCAATATCTAGTTATCGTGACGTAATCGTCAAAACCCATGAACTTCTTAGCCTTCTTTACTAGGGGGGACAGGTTCCTTCTTTTTGCCTCTCCTATGTCTCCTTCTATATCGTTCATGAACGAAGTGTCAAGATCAGGATCATTAACCATCATCTGTATTACGTACTTTACAGCTTCCTGTATCCCGAGTACTGCAAGAGTTATGGCTATGCCAACTATGTACTGCTTAATCGCAACCGCCGCTGACGCCGGTCCACCTCCTACAGGGTCGACACCAGTCTGCGCCGTGTCTGGAGCCCTAAACATTCCCTGTATCTCACTCATGAGATACAAAATAAGCAGCTGACCACCGAAGAGATAGAATGGCAGCAGGTCGTCAGTCTTTAGTCTCTTATCTATCTTCTGTAGTATATCTCTTCTATTAGCTAGAGGATCAGCAACGTGATCGTTGAGAATACTAAAATCTACAGATTTACCTCTGTCCTCTATGATGTCCACCATGCGTATGAAAAGACTAAAATTAATCAGATCACCATTAGGTTGGTTGTCGTCTTGTCTAGCTACAGCCTTGCGAACCTCTATCGCAGTTACCGGAACAGGAATGGTATATTTGCGAGCAACCTTCTCTGACGCCTGCATAATAATGTTGGCCTTGTCGCTTACTCGTTCAAAGTTTTTATAAATGTTCCTTAATGCGTCTTGCTTAAAGTTCACATCGTCAAACTGTATTGCTCTGTCACCGGTAACATCGTCGAGTACGCGTTTGCGCCTAAACTCTAGTTCGCCTTGATAAAAGAAGTCTTCGTATGGATAAGACATTAGAAGTTAGATCTCCCACCTGGTTTGCGCGGTCTCAATGGATTTCTTTGTCTGTCTCGGGTCTCTATTTTTTTAATATTACTGTCCCTACGTGTACGTGTCTCTATGTCTTTGCCCCATGGTGAAGTATCAAAAGCTCTTGGGGCAGGAGTATGTTTCTTCCTTAGTTTCTTGGCTTCTTCTATTATCTCTTCTTTATTTATCTCAGAATACTTAGATGACGCCTTTTCTCCTATCCTTCCTGCATAACCTACGGTAGTCAGTCTCTGGTAGCGCAATACATCTCCTAGCTCCATATAGAAGGCCATGAGAGATAGCATCCATGCTGTTAATGTGTGTTCGTAGTCTTGACTGAACGTAGGCTGACCTGATGGAGATATTTTGGTTACTTGGAAATTCCGCATCTGCTGTACTAGACCAACAACCTGTGACATGTCCTCATCTGTGTTAACGATCATGTTAGTATCTTCTATTTTAGGAAGAACGCATCTACCTGATTCAAGCTGGCGAGCAGCGATGCCTACCATAAACGCCTTAGCTGGTTTTTTTATTTCTTCTCCAGTAACTGGATCACGAATGATAATGTTGGACCCCATCTGAATACCTTTAACTATTCTGTCCATCTTAGTGTTGGGGTTCTCTTTTCCAAACTTATGTAGCATTTCGATCTGAGTATCGCCATAGCCGGCGTCGACATAGCACCACTCTGCATTCCATTTATGGACCGTTTCAATAACCATTCTTACAGCAGCGTGTTGAGCAAATTCCTGCTTCTCAATTATGACCTTATCAACTACCTTGTAATGAATAGCTCCTTCGGTGTCCTTGACGCACTCCGTAACTACGATATGGGTACCAGTGTTCTTGTTCCAGTCAACTCCGACTGCATATCTGGCGCCTCTACCAGCGGGGCGACATTTCTTATATTCATAATCTAAGAGACTACTATTAATGTCAGAGTTCTTAAAAACACCAGACATCTCTTCACCAAACTCTGCAAGAAACTCCCTTAAGTATCCCATAGTAGAATACGATTCCTTGAAGAACTCCTCGGTTTCTTCATCCCAGCTAGGGGACTCTGCTGCTACATAGTGGAACTCTTTAAACCCTAATTTCTTCTCGGTGCACCATTTGAAAAAATTACGACGCGATCCAGTGGGAGTACTGGACGCCCATAGTTGACATTCTGGGTGAGACGCAAGGATAGCCATTACAGATTCTAGGTCGCTATCTCCAAGATAGTCGGCCTCATCAAGAAACACAGCCTTAGCGTCCTGACCACGAATCTGATTAGACTGTGCTCCAGCCTTCGCTCCCGAAGAGAACCCTCTTATGACAGAACCATTGTCCATTTGTATTATGTGTGGATTGCTCACGTCTCTTACTACTGATGCTGCATACTCGTCCGAATTTCCTATCATGCGCCTCATGATGTCGAATACACGAGTTATTTGACTTTGATATGGACACACTAAGAGTATTGGGAAGTTTTTGTTTACAAAAAGGAGATATAAGATTTTGACAGCCATTGCTTCGCTCTTGCCATTTCGTCTTCCTGCCCGTACTACCTTCCTCAATGCCGTACATCTTAGCATCTCTGACTGATACCATCTTGGTTCCCATGGATCCCCTGCGTCATTGTTAAGAAACGCCTTAGCGAAGGTAACTGGGTCAGAGTATATCTTATACCAATGAAAGTCATCTGGATCTTCGAAGCTTTCTTCTGTGATGCCTTCCATGGCAGTCAGTGATATGTCCATTTTACATGACGGAATAAACGACCTATTTGTAATACCCATCTGGTTTAGACTGTGATAATAGAGAGTGCATGTCTCACAGAAGTGTCTGTCCTGACTGTTTCCAAACGCAGCATAGTCGCGCCCTATATAGTCTCTTTCGCCTATATATCTACGGCCATAATCGGTCTTGTAATCTTTAAATTCCGGTTCGTCATCCGTTGAGATAGTGATGTCTTGGTTATCGCTCAGCAGTCTTTCCTTTTATATATTCAGCACTATCTACTCTAGTACCTATCTTTTTGTGAAGTTTAGCGTGACATTTCTCACAAAGAGTAATGCCATTCTTAACGCTTAGCTCTAGATCTCTCCACTTACATACCGGCTTAATATGATGAGCCTGTAGAGATCCACCTGACTGTTCGCATATCTGACACTCATAGCGGTCTCTTCTGAACACCTTTGTTCGCCACGCTTTGTATACTGGATCACGGAAGCTTCTTCTGCGTCTTTTTCTGACTGTCTTTTTCTTCTGTCTCGGTCTTCCTCTGCGTTTCTTCTTTGCCATTCAGAGTTCTGTATTCCTATTTTATCCATGCATATGGCTAGCTTCGTTTCCAAATGCAGAACGTCCTCCATATTGGCTATTGTGGATCATCTGTAGTGCTCGCTTTCTCTGTGTGTACGCCACTGATGTATCATAGAATGTTCCACCTAACGTTTCGTCTCTGTCTGGTGGACCCGAATCCATTGTAGTAGGCTGGGTAACTATATTAGCAACCAGACTGCCAGCCATAACGAGAAGAGGTGCCCAGCCAATTGCCCTGCCAAAGCTTCGGACCTTTAAACCCGCATAGAGCTGCTTCGCTCCTGTCTTGCCGAAGGCTTTCGTCATTGCCTCTCTTCTTGCTCTCTTTCCTGGGCCA